GGCAAGTTGTGTAGTATCACTTACAGGATCGTTCCAGGGACCAACAAAGACTGTTGGTTTATGAACTTTCTCATCATACTCAACATATAAGACACCACTGTAACCGTGACTACGATGGTTGTGTACAGTCTGATAGTCTTCTTTCTTATATTTGATGGTCCAGATGTTGGTGATTTGATATTCAGAAACACCAGACTCTTCACAGAACTTTTTCAGTTCATCATTGAAGAGCATATCAAAGTCCAGAGCATAACTTCTACCGTCCTTCTGGCGGTCTGTATAAAAGTGTTGAAGACCTTTCTTTTCAAAGTTCTTTCTTTCCATCTTTTTATACAGTGCCGCCTTTTTTCTGGACCAGTCTTCTACCTCATAACGGTAGATGGGTACAAAGAATAGGGGATGTATCATTCAGCGAACTGCGTCAAAAGCACAGTGACAGAAAGGACCATTGGCGTTTACATAATGTAAAAATATCTGATGGTGATAAGTATCGTCAGGCAACTTTCTCACCTTTCTCCATAACCTCTGTGCTTTATTGTATCTTGAAGGAAGTGGGTCACGCCAGTGTTCTCTTTCACACCCCTTATAAACCGCTGCGTCACCATCGTTCATCAGCACATAACTTTCAGAACCATCAGGACGCTCAAACCAAATGGGCCAAGGATCATTAGGATGATTAGAACTGATTTGAAGAGTCACACTGACCTCACAAGCAGGACGGTCACTATGACGCTTCAACTGTTGATTTACGAAATAGAAGCGATCGTAAAAATAAGTTGGGTGAAGGTCCATTTCAAGACGCTTCTCAATTTCTTTCTTAACTAGAAAGTGTAGTTCACGATAGGTCGGAATATTATAACGGGCAAGTGAACCATTGACTTGCTTCTCATCAGGACAGTAATCATACTTGTCCATTCGGTTATTGTAATAAGTTATCTGCCCCCTTTCAGTCGGCACATCAACCTTTAAGTTTTGTGGGTCGGCAATGAGACCTGGAATGAATAAGTATCCATTCTTCTCAAAGGACTCATTCTTGGACATCTTACGAGTGGGCATCGCACAACGCTGATACCCTTCCTCATAGACACCGCCTGTGGACTTATATTCTTTACTCATAACTCACCTCCAAATTATTTGAACCTGGGACCAACTACCCAGCCGACTAAACTTTTTCTGAGGCCAGACTTGACTTTACGAACTCGGTGAGGAGTGCGTGAGTCAAACATAATCAAAGTGCCTCTCTGCTTGGGAGCAAAATACGTCTTACGTCCGTTATCCATAAACTGAACTTCGCCACCAGTGTAGTCTTCTGGGTCTGAGAGTTGAAGTGAGAAGGAAAGTTTTCTTACATACTCACCCTGAACCGTCATCAGGTCTTGTGCGATGTTTGTACCAGAGCTGACGATTTGTTGAGGTTTATAAGCAGTATCAATACCAGCGTCAATGTGCCAGTCATAAAACTGTCCAGCACCATATTGAGTGTATTGAATACTTTCACCATCAATCGCAGTCAGGTCATACAAAAAGTTTTCTCTGTTGGTTCTCTGAATATAATGCCAGATAAAACCACCAACCCAGTGAGAAGTTGGAATCCAAGCGTTCTTGCTATCACGGATGACCTTATCTACTGCGTCTCCGTGAAGTCTGGACTCTTGTGCGATGGGATCGAACTTCTTAATATCTTCTTCAAGAATTTCTACAATATCTTTGGGTAAGTCAGTCGCGTACCACGTCGTAAGAAATGACATAAAGGAATAATATGTTTCAGTTTTATTATATATTATACCACAAGAAGTGGGGTTTTAGGATGGGTAAGCGATAATTAAAATTATTATGGATAGGCAATAATATATTAAATCTATCGCGCAAAATATCTGAGTATTACTATTCCAGATCCGCCCGATCCACCAGGTCCATAATTTGCTCCTCCTCCTCCCCCACCAGTATTTACAGTTCCAGGATTACCCCCAATAGATCCAGAGTTTGATCCTGCGCCGGCGCCACCTCCACCTGGACCTCCGTTACCACCAGTTCCATTTCCACCGTTGAAATCTCCACCACCACCTCCTCCGCCGCCGGCATAAGTTACGGATGAACCACTAATTGATGATGCTGTTCCTGAACCACCAGGTCCACCAGGTCCACTACCAGGAGACCCAGCAGAACTTGCTCCACCACCTCCACCTGCTCCATAAGCATTTCCACTCTGCCCCTGATTTCCTCCAGGATTTCCTTGTGGTGGTGACGTTGGCGGTGTGTTTCCTGTCCCGCCAACCCCTTCTCCAGGGACACCAGATGTCCCACCACCTGATCCACCAGATTGACCAGAACCACCACCACTTCCAGCACCACCACCAGTAGAAGTGCAAACAGGAATAGAAGAAGGACTTCCATTACCACCGCCGCCGGCACCGACAACAACAGGATAAGAATTACCAGCATTTACTCTAAAATCATTTCCTGTTCTAAAACCACCGGCACCGCCGCCTCCACCGCCGCGATTATTTCGTGTAGATCCACTACCACCACCAGCTACTACAAGATATTCAACAAGTCCTGGACCTGTGTTAGTAACTACAAAAGAACCAGATGCTGAGAATGTATGAACTTTATATTTATTTCCGTCCGAATCTGTATAGGTAGATATAGTTCCACCAGTTGCTTGAATAAAAGATCTATTAGTATCATACCATCCAGTTCCATCGTAAAATTGTAAGGTGCCAGTATCATCATTATAAATGATAGTGCCTTTGGCAGTTCCAACACCAGCGTTACGTCCTGTTGTCGTTGTAGCACCTAGACCAATCTGATTATTTCTTATAAAACTGTCACCGACATTAATACCACCAGAAAACGTAGAGACTCCAGAAGTATTTACCGTTCCAGTTACATTGCCAGATACATTTCCAGTTACATTTCCAGTTAAGTTTCCAGTGATACTCGTCGCACTCAAAATACCGACCGTTGTGATACCTGAAAGAACCACACCAGTATCACTGAATGTTACGGTGCTTAATCCACTTCGGTTTTGTATTTGATTGACACGAATTTCAGAAGCCATTATGGTTTTTTAGGTATTTATTGTGGTTTAACTGGCCAATCAACACCAGAAATACCCAGACGATTTGTAAAATCTAAAATCGGACTTGCAATGTCTGGAAGGTCTCTCAATTCTTGACGATAACTTAACTGTTCTGGTGTTGGAGTTCTATCAGGAAGAACCCACCAATCAGTTTCCGAAATGAGACGGTCTCTTTCTATACGAAGAAGTCTCATTGGTTCTGCTGCTTTGAGTTCTTCTATCTTTGATTCTACTTCTGCTTTTGTTGGTTTCTTTTGCCCACCTTCCTATACTGGCGGTTCATTCCATTCAATCCCATCATAACAATTTCCACTTACAGCAAATCTTGCTCCAGGTCTTATATTTAAAATTGCCTTAAAAATATCCATTATGCAGAAACCTCCATCAAAGTAATAGTAGATGCTGGTTGACCATAGTAATCTGCAGTATCGTAATCAAACCCTGTTCTATTAAAAAATAAAGAATATGTACTATACCCATTTAATTGAACACCATAAGTTGTTGCCGATGTTGTAGTTGGAGAATCCAAGTAATCATAACCAATAGTAATCCAGTTATAACCGTATGTTGATTGCCCATCATAATTCATAGCAGCAAAGGAACATCTTGTTCTCGATCCCCTAGCATCTCCATAACTTTCAACTATTGGAGATCCATTTCTAGTTATTCTTCCTTGAATCTCCCAATACCCAAATCCTATATGCATTTGCATCATAACTAAAATTTTACTAGTAGAAGAACTAGGAGTTATAGTGGCCGTATATGGAGTGACTTGATAAAAAGATGTTCCATCAGAAGAAGATGACCAAGTAGTTTTACAAATTGATTGAACAACCTGTAAAATACTTCCAGTTTGTTGAAGAATTGGATTACCAGAACTATTTAATATCTTTGTTCCTGCTGTAGAAAGTTTAAAGTTTCCAGAACTATCAAGTCTTGCTCTTTCCGTTCCAAAAGTTTTAAATATTAAATTATTGTTAGTTGCCGCATTTAGTTCAACATCTCCAGAAGAGTTAAGTCCATAATATGAAGTTGCGGAAGAACCATTATCTAGTCTAATAAAATTTGTTGACGTAGGACTATAAAAATGAACTCTTTCTTGTGGATTTGCGGTTCCTATACCCAAATTACCACTCACATAGACACCACCAGTGACCTGAAGTGGTTGTGATGCGGTTCCTGTGCTTGTTCCACTTCCTATAAGAACAGGACCACTTGTAAAAGTAGAAACACCAGTTATATTAATATTTGTACCGCTACTTATATTAACTCCACTTACATTTATATTTCCCCCAGAAACATTGTGAAAGGATAAAGTACTTCCACTTGAAGTAATGCTATTAATACCAGTAATACCTGTTGGGGTAATAATCGTCATTTTATCTTTCTCCCATTCTCATATTTATCAGACCACAACATAATTACCATCAATCGTCAAAACTCCATTAATGTTTACAGGTCCTGCCATCAGACCATTAAAGTTTGTTCCAATGTAATGATTACCATTCAGAGTATTATCATAGATAACCATTCCATTTGAAACATAAAGTCCATTGAACGAGTTACCAACACCAGTAAGTCCTGATACATCAACGCTTGCGGTATTGACTCCAACAGAACTTTGAGTCGTGATACCAGCAGTGTTTGCTCTCCACTTGGAAGAAACAACACCCGTCAACATTGAACCATCACCAACGAACTTGGATGCCGTAACGATTCCTGCTCCAACGTTACCCATCGAAACAGCAGCACCAGTCGTGTTGATGCCACCAACTACTATAAAGTCATCACGTTTTAATACTACGTTTCCAGTGCGCCCATAGAATCCTGTAACATTACTTGTGACAGCACCAGCAAAACCAATGTGTCTTGCCTGAATGACTGTACCGTTTCCAGGAGCAGAAGTGAAGACTAACTCATTTGACAGAGCACTATAAGCACGAGTAGTGTCTTGATCGCTAGGATACTGAACGACACCATCAATCGTGACTAGAAGACTCTCACTGTTTGGAACTTCTTGTGAGAGATTGAAGACTGTTTGAGAACCAGTGCCCGTGAAGTTATCTACCTTATTATCGGTAATATCAAAGGTTGGAAAGTTGTTCGCTACCAGATTTCCCCAGAAGACATCAGTGTTGACTGGTGGTGTTGAGAAGATAATAACCGAATCAATATCAAAACCAAAACCATTTGCTGGTGTTGTGGTATCGTTTGGTTGCTGAATGACACCATTGATTGAAATTGTTAGTTGAGCAGCACGGGACATTGCTGCTTTAGTTCCGCTGTCGTAGGTTGCTTTGAACTTTGTGTTAATGCTGTCAAAAGCAACGTTGAGTGTATGAGTCGTTCCAGTTCCTAGCGCATTGAAATTGATTGCGTTATTGTTGTTTGCGTCTGATAGTGTAAGAGCAAGTTTAACGGTGTTCTGATCGTTCTTAATGATATAGTAAGCAGTTCCAGAGGTCAGACCACCAATTGCTGTTCCAGTGGTACTATAAGTGACTCTCTGCCCTGTGATGAAGCGGTGATTATTTGAAGTAATTGTATCATCGGTAAGAGATACAACGGACGCTGACGACCCATTAAACGTCAGCGTGTATGATGAGATATCATCTAGTATCTTGAAACTATTGTTTTCGCCTGCCGCAGGTCTGTTACCAAGATATGCCATTATGGTTTTTTAGGTATTTATGAAGGGTAGGCGATGATGACGATACCGGAACCACCAGCACCGCTAGGTGCGTCTGATCCACCACCACCACCACCAGTATTAACTATTCCAGAAGAACCAGAGTTAGCGAGACCAGCTCCGTTACCCCCACCAGCATAAGGACCTCCACCGCCAGGTCCAGATCCACCAGTTCCAAATAATGGTGCTGGATCGGAAGATCCTCCTCCACCACCCGCCACCCAATATCCACCACCACCTGGACCGGGTGCTCCTACGGATGACTGTGGATTTCTAAACGTTGTGGGAAGTTGAACTCCAATTCCACCATGACCACCAGTTGCAGGGGTTCCCGACATTCCAGCACCACCAGCACCTCCACCTCCACCAGCTCCATACGCAGGTGTTGTTGATGGTCCCCCACCACCTACAAATCCTTGTCCAGGAACTGCTGATCCTCCACCAGATGAAGGAGATGAATAACCGCCGCCGCCTCCAGAACCACCATTATTACCTGGTGCTGAACCAGCACCTCCACCTCCTCCACCCCCAGTAGCGGGATATGATGGACCAAAAGAGGAAGGAGAACCTTGATTCCCATTAGAAGTTTTTGCAACACTGGCGCCGCCGCCGCCGACAGTTACAGTGATTGGAGTTGGTGATACTGGTGCAGAATTTCCTGTAATATATCCACCTGCTCCGCCTCCGCCACCATTATCTCCAGCACCGCCACTACCACCTCCCGCAACAACAACATATTCAACAGAAGTCAAACTAGGATTAGTGACCGTAAATGTTCCTGATGATAAGAAGGTATGGATAGTCTTACCACCAGAATAAGATATCAAACCACCAGTTGCTTTTGCGGTTGCCGATAAGTTTCCAATTGGATATCGAACAACTACAATACCAGATCCCCCATTACCGCCAATAGTATCTGCGGCGCCACCGCCTCCACCAGTAGCAAAAGTTCCACCAATTCCACTTGTTCCACCACCAGGAGCTCCGCCACCAAGACCACCAGCACCAGAATCTCCTGGAAATACTGATGGAGCTGGTCCACCACCACCACCACCGCCAGCATAATGTGTTGATATTCCAGTAATAGAGTATTGTAAACCAGCGCCCCCAGCACCACCAGAAGTTGGAGTTGCATTGCTACCACTAGATCCAGCACCTCCACCACCACCACAATGTCCACCTCCACCAGTGGTTGATGTTCCACCATCATTACCCCAACCATTAGCAGGAGAAACACTTTCATTAGTTCCTCCACCATTAGCGCCGCCGCCGCCAACACTTCCAGTAGTAACAGAGTCAGCAGCAGCGCCACCACCAGAACCGCCAGGTCCACCATTAAATGAACCATCTCTACCACCAAACCCTCCTCCAGGAGAAGTTATAGTAAGGGGAGAACTTGGATGAGTTAAAACACTACTACTACCTTGAACTGCGGATGTAGGAGCACTAGATCCGTTACCACCAGCGCCAACAGTAATTGGATAACTTGTGCTTGATGCTACGGGAAAATTTGTATTATATTTTAAAGCACCTGCTCCTCCACCACCACCTCTATTAGTTCCCGCGCCGCCGCCACCACCAACTACAAGATACTCAACAGTATTGCTGATAGCAGGAACACTAGTAACACTAAAAGTTCCTGATGATGTGAAGATGTGTGCTCTATAAATTGTAGAACCAGAAGTATAGTCACTTATCGTTCCACCAGTTGCTTCAATAAATGTTTCTCCAGCATTTGTCCATCTATTTCCATTATATACTTGAATTGTATTAGTCGTTGAATTGAATACAATAGTTCCAGTTGCAGTTCCTACACCAGCATTACGTCCAGTGGTCGTCGTAGCACCTAAACCAATTTGATTATTTCTTATAAACGCACTTCCTACTGTAATACTTGTCGTAGCACCAACTTGAATACCACCAGAAAATGTGGAGAGTCCAACAACGGAGGCACCAGCACCAACTACAAGACCACTTCTTGCGGTAATAACACCAACAGAATCAACGTTAGTTACATCTTCATAGGTCACTGTTCCAGCAACACTGATGTTTCCACTGAAAGTTGCGCTTGCTGCTGTGATAGAACCCACAGTAATGTTGGGTGTTCCGGTCAGACCTTGTGCGTTTGTTGCCAGTGTTGCGGAAGTTGCGTTTCCAGAAAAAGTTGTAGCGGTAACAACTCCGGTGACATTAATACCAGAAGAATTAATAGTAACAGCAGATCCAACATTTACAGAAGTGGCTGTTGCTACTCCAAGAGTAACCGATGACTGTATAACGTCTCCACTAATCTTTGTTAAAGCCATATCAGGTTATTTCTAACAGGGTGACAGCAACATCTAAACTTCCAGCAACATCACTCTTTGCGGTTAGAGTATCTGTTGCTTCTAATACGATCTTATTTCCTTGCATAAATTCTAATGTAGATCCTTGTGGAATCGGAACATTTCTCAAAAGACTGATACTATCTCCGACTGCTCTTGTAATACCAATACCAACATTAATACTCGTCCCTGATATGTTTGCGAGTGTAATGCCGATAATAGTTGTTATAGTAGCGGATGGAGCAGTATAAATCCCAACGGTCGTTACACCTACACTTGCTTTGGTTTTCAACTTGAAAGTGTTCGCCATTTATACTATCCGAATACAATTGAATAAATCAAAGCGTTTTCCAAAACGCTATTACCATTAACTTTATAATCTCCTGTGATATTTATATCTCCTACTGCGTCTATCTTATAAGCAGGTTGAGTGCTCCCCAAACCAACGTTGCCTGTTGATGGTTGGAATACAAAACTGGATGTTCCAGTCGTTGCGATACCGACCGTACTTACACCAGAATTATTCGCAAGCGTTGGATAAACATATGATGAAGATAGGTCCTGGTTGATGACCGCAAACGCACTGACTCCAAAAAGATTTGAACCATCACCATAGTAAACAACGGTAGTTACACCAGGATTTGTTGAGGTAACAATGCCAGTATTGGTGATTTTAAGACCACCTTTTACATAAAGTTCATTACCAACATAGAGATCACCACCAGTCGTTGTAATACCACCAGCAGAAGCAAGTGTTGTGACTCCAACGACTGATAAGTTACCACCAACTCTTACGTCACTTCTGGCAGTAATAACACCGACAGAATCAATGTTTGTTACGTCTTCGTAAGATAGTGTTCCACCGATAGAAATATTTCCACTTACAATGGCATCACCAATAACATGCAGTTTTGCCTGTGGATTTGTGGTGCCGATGCCAACATAGGGAGTCGCAGTCGTAGCGATTCCAATGTTCTTTGTGGAATCATCTACTACTATAAAAGAACCTAGTTGTGATAACTCCCTATTATTAGCCATTATGCTTTTTTAGTTATTTATTCTGGTTTGATTGGCCAACTAGAATGAGTCAGATCCAATACTAATGGTTTGGGGTCAGTAATATTTTCGGGCAGATCTCTCAATTCTTGACGATATAAAGTCCACTCTGCTTTTTTAGCGTCAGACAACTGAACATCTGCAACTTGTGTCCAATCACATTTAGATAATTTTATATTCCTCAAATCTCTTAACTCTCCCCAATAATCTCTTGCTGCTTCAATAGCATCAAGTTCATCTTGAAGAATTTTCTTTTGGGTATTAAAGTCTGTAACTGCTTGTTCAAAAATTCCAATATCTTCTATTCTTTCATTTGGAATTTCATCATTATATTCTATCTCACCCCAAGTATCATACCATTGAATGGCGTGAATATTTGATGGAATCCAACTTAAATCTTGCTGAATATTGAGTAGTCCATTATTATCAATCGCTATATATTTGTCTTTAGGAATAATTGTAAGTCTCATTATTCTCCTTCAGGTAATGTATTTATTGGTTGATTTAGAGGCACTACCATCGTCGGTAAAACACCTTGCTGAATTGCTGAAATATAAAGTTGTTGATTTGATTCATTTGCTCGTACAACTTCATTACGAAAAGATTCGACTGCTGCTCCAGTTTGATTTGATTTTTGAGCAATCTCTACTGCCATAAAAGGCATCCAGGTCACAGCACAACCCCACTCATCCACTGGTTCTCCAGTATTTGGATTAGTACCTCGCATTTGAGTGTACCAAGAACATTTGAGTCCAATACAATCTTTTTTGATTAGAGGGCAGAAGTTTCCTGGTTTGATTTTTGCCATATTTAAAATATCATTATAGCATTATTAGTCTTTAGAGGCAATAATCAAATCAACATATTGGACATTAAAGTCCATTGATGATCCAGTGAAAGAACCACTCCAGCTTGGGTTTGTAAATGAGTGGTTGTGTGCTCCCGATCCCCCAGTGGAACTTACAGTACATGATCCGTTTATACCAGCATCTGCGTTAGCTGCTGAATTATTCGCATTACCAGAGTGATTATTATCATCACCTTCAGTTAGAGAAAGTGTATGGTCGTGTGAGGGTATTTGTGTTGTTGATAGCGTTGTGTTCGCAACTGATCCACCACTGTTACTACCAGAAACGGAACCAGAAGGAGTTCTAGAAGCAAATACACTTGTAAAAGCAGTTGTACCTCCAGAACTCGCATTACCACTTACAACTCTTAATGTTTTATCATTATGAGTAGTCTGTTTTGTCCATCCTGTTGGTGCTGTTGTTTGTTGAAACAACATCAAGGTTCCAGATGGGAATGGTTGAACTCCTGTAAGGTTTGCACCATTTCCACGAAACTCTGTTGCGCTTATAATACCAGTATTCCCAAAAATGGTTACCCCCGTTCCGATAGTAACACTATCATTACTACCATTAAACGTAATACTTGAAGTTCCTATGGTAAGAATACCCGTAATTCTAGCATTACCATTAACAATAAGTTGCGTCGTTGCCCCACCAACAACAGTGTTTCCTAAGGTAGAGATGCCAGAAACATTTAATTGATTTGTAAATGAAGTTCCTGTGATAGTTGTACCAGATCCAATAGTTTCAAATTTTTTAACATTATCATACCATAACTCTGCAGCACCATCCTGATTAAAAACTGCATAAGTCTCAATACCAGTCGGGCTGGTCATCTTGATTCTGTTGCCACCCTCAATGTAAAGATCACCAGTACCATTATCACGAATGATACTATCTGTGCTATTATGAAAGATTAAAAGATCTTGCCCATCACCGAAATAAGCAACGTCTCCATCACCCCAGAAAGACGATGCCTGGAATGTGGAGACGCCTGATACATTTAGTGTTGTGGAATTTATGTTTCCATAACTAGTCGCGGTAATAGTGCTAGCATTAACCGCACCACTAAATGTTGTTGCGGTTATAATACCCGCACTTATTGTTACACCAGTTCCTACTTCAAGTCCGTTTTTGACTCTAAAATTCTGACTAGGCAAGGTTCACTATCCCCTTACTTTTTAGATATTTATCAAACCTTAAATGCCGTAAACTTAACCTTATAATTTGTAGTTGTTGCTGCTGCAGGGGTAACAAGCAAACGAATGTTTCCACCAAAAACATCTACATCAAATGTTCCGAGTGAGTCAATTGTATAAACTGTACCATACTCAGTTGGATAAGCAAGCAGTCCATCGTGAACTACAAGTACTTTTGTTAAGTGATATTTAAGTCCTTGTGTTGCTTGAATCGTATATTCAACCGAACGGTAAGTTGATGATGATAATGTATGAATTACAGTTTGAGATGTTGTTGATGTAGATGCCGTTACATTATAATCATTGACCCATTGAGATCCATCGTAAACAAGTGTTTCACCAGCAGCAGGAGATGTGAGTGTAACATCTGTAAGATCATTAAGTGAAGTTGCCCCACCACCTCCACCGCTTCCAGAGGTACTTACCGTATTATATCCAATTAATTCAACAATGTCATTTTGATATGCTGGTGAATTTAAAACAACAGAAGAACCGTTGGAAGCAATAAATTCACTTGGAATTAATTTAACGCCGTTAACATAAACATCAATAAATCCAACACTATAAGAGAATGAGAATGTTGTTTGACCTTCGGTTGCTGTGGTAATTCCAGTTGTTCTTAACGTTGGGAAATCTGCCCAAGTGACTCCAACACCTGTTGATCTAAGGTATTGTCCACTATTACCCGTAGTGGTTCCAATACCAATTGTACCAGAAAGTTGTAAATTGGTAATTGAAGTAAGACCACTAATTCTTGCGTCACCAACAACTTCAAATTTATATGCTGGATTTGTGGTGCCGATTCCAACGTCACCATTTAAACGATAGATATCATCTCCAAGTCCAGCAGACCAACGAGAAGCAATGAATGGACTATTGTTTTGATATAGAGTTCCATTGAAATTGATATCACCATTGACATCCAATGTGAAGTTTGGTGAAATCGAATTAATACCAACTCTAGTTGTATTAGTTGTGGTAATAATAGTTCCACCAACACCAACATTTAATAATGCAGTTGTGGTAATACCAGTGACATTTAATGTCGTCGCACTTGCGATTCCAAGATTTGACCTTTCATTAACGGTGATTTCTCTTGCAGTAAATGAGTCGAAGACGATATCATCATTGACATATAAGTCACCACCAACATAGAGATCGCTGCCAGTCGTAACGATACCAGTGAATGTAGAAAGTCCAGAGACGTTGATAGACTGTGCAGTAAGATTAGTGGTGGTGGTAACTCCAAGTGTGGAAATGCCAGGAGTAACTGTGAGATTTAAGAATGATGGAGTATCAGAAACTGTAATTGTTGCGATTGCATTTGGTTGAGGATCCGCAATAACAACAATATTATTCCCTCTAAAATCAAGTGTTGTAATACTTCCAGCAGTTCCTACTGTACCGCCTTCGTCTTGAACGATGATACCATTTAAAGTACCAGCACCAACAGATGTAACAGGTTGCCAGGACCAGTTACCAGATGGACCACCAGATGTAAGTACAAAATTAGTGGTTCCTGGATTATCTCCAGAATCGTGAATGCGAGTACGAAGTCTGGTCTTACCATAGACATCTAAAGTTTGTGCTGTTGTAACTCCAAGAGTTGCGATACCTGCATTTACATCACCAACAAATTGGCGAGCAGTGATTACTCCACTAATATTTGCATCACCAGAAACAGTAAGAGTTGCCGTTAATGTGGAAGTTCCAATACCAACATTGGAGAGTCTGTAAATATCTCCACCTGTTGTTGTGGCAGTCCAACGAGAAGCAATGAATGGTTGATTGTCTTGGAATAGATCACCATTAAAGTTGATGTTGCCATTAACATCCAAACTTCCAGCAACAGAAACATTGTTCGTGAATGTTACGAATCCCGCAATGGGACCACCAAAAGTTGATACTCCAGAAACATTCAGTTGCTTGGTTTGTAAAGTATCATATACGCTGACACCATATCCAGTTGTCTCAAGTCTCTTAATGCTATCGTAATAAAGTTCTACCGCACCATTATTACCAAATCTTGCCTGATATTCTCCTTGAGTGATATTGTAAATATCAACACCAACACCATCGGACCCAAGAATTAAACTACCAACACCAATATCCCTTACAACACTATTAGTTCCGTCGTGATAGATTTGTAAGTCATTACCATCACCAAAGTTTAGAACATCACTATCACCAAAGTAAGCATTAGAACCAAATGTAGCGACACCAGAAATATTCAGTTGTTTAGTAAACAGTGTCGTTCCAGTAACTGTGGTGATACCAGCAAACGTTGATAATCCAGTGACATTAATTTGCCCAAATGTATTACTGCCAGTGCTGTTTACGTTACCAGTGAGATTTGCAAAGAGAGATCCTGGAACTGTTAAATTTTGAATACTTGCCGTTGAAGTAACCGTTAGATTTGTAGATGTTGTTACTCCAGATACAAAGAGTGAATTTGCTGTTACAATTCCTAGAGTTGTAATTCCAGCGGAATTAATATTTGTTAGAGTAGCATTTGTGCTGGTAAGTGTGGTAACGACACCAGTAACAATGTTACCAGTCGTAAGGTTACCTGTGGTATAAGTTAAATTACTACCAGCAATGGTTGTAACAATACCACTAGTCGCAAAAAGATTAGTGGTTGTGGCATCAGTGGATTGAATGGTAGTGACAATACCTGACGTAATATAAGCAGTATCAACATCAGCAGTTGCATAGGTTAAATTGCTACCAGCAATGGTTGTAACAATACCTGCTGTTATGAACGCAGTGTCTATATCAGCAGTCGTATAAGTTAAGTTAGATCCCGCTAATGTTGTAACAATACCTGCTGTGACATAAGCATTATCAATGTCGGCAGTTGTATAAGTTAAATTACTACCAGCAATAGTTGTGACAATACCTGTTGTGACATAAGCAGTATCAATATCAGCGGTTCCAAAATTACCATTCGTATAAAATACATTAGAACCAGATAAAGTTGTAACGATACCTGTCGTAATATAAGCGGTATCAATATCAGCAGTCGTGTAAGTAAGATTACTACCTGCTATGGTTGTGACAATACCTGCTGTAATATAAGCGGTATCAATATCAGCAGTCGTGTAAGTAAGATTACTACCTGCTATGGTTGTGACAATACCTGCTGTAATGAAAGCGTTGTCAACGTCGGCAGTCGTGTAAGTAAGATTACTACCTGCTATGGTTGTGACAATACCTGCTGTAATGAAAGCGTTGTCAACGTCGGCAGTATTATAAGTTAAACTAGTTCCATAAGCATTTGTAAAGTTACCATTTAATGCTTCAACAGTGGTATCAGTAATATGAACACCACCAACAGCAAGTCTTGTACCATTAGGAACTTGAGTAGATCCAATACCGACCGCATAGTTAAACAACCAAGCATCGGTTGTTCCAACTCCATAAGTTCCTGCCCTAGCCCATAAAAATTTTTTGTGTGTATTTGGAAGTGAATTCACTCCAACAGCTTGAAGTGAAACTAATGGATTTCCTTCGGTAGAAGCAATTGAAATACCACCACCGTTTGCTGTATCATCATTCGCAATATCAACATTCAGAGAATCTGTTGTGATGCCAAGAACAATAGTTTTATCAATAATAAATAAGTCTTCTGCAATAAGAACAGTTGTTGTTCCACCAATACTCAGATTTCCAGCAACGAAAAGATCATTATGGAAAGTTGCTGTGGAATCAAAAACATCAAAATTAGTAGAAACACTCAGACTTGTAGCAGTAATTAAACCAGTCGCTATAATATTATCAGTAGTAATCTGATCTTGAACTGTTAGGTCATCTTTTACATAAAGATCGCCACCAACATAAAGATCACTTCCAAAAGTTCCAATACCAACAAAAGTGGATACTCCAGAAACATATAAAGTTGTTGCTGAAGAAATACCTAGAGTACTTACACCAGTTACATTAATATTACGAGAATTAATCTCATCAACGGTGAGATCATCAGTTACATATAGATCTCCACCAACATACAGATCATTATTAAAAGTTCCGACTCCAACAAAAGTGGATACTCCAGAAACATATAAACTTGTTGCTGAAGAAATACCTAGAGTGCTTACACCAGTTACATTAATATTACGAGCATTAATCTCATCAACGGTCAGATCATCCTTTACATATAAGTCGGCATTAATATATACATCATTTCCAAATGTACTTACACCAACGAATGTAGAAACACCTGTAGCAAGTAAATGTCTGGTCGTAATGTCTTGACCAATGGTTGCTCCACCACTGACATAAAGTTGATTTGCTACATATAAATCGTTTCCGAAGGTTCCGACACCAACAAATGTAGAAACACCACCTACATTAATATCTCCAGTGATGTTTGTGGAACCAACAACAAACAACGAATGATTTTGAGCGTTGGTTGTCCCGATACCAACTTTACCAATCGTTTGTAAGACCGTGCTATTCTCGGTAATTGATGAGATACCAAGATTAAGATTCTGTTGTCTGCCGCTCTTATATGGTTGGGACATTTCTAATATTAGTTAAGAGTTTCTAGGATGCTTGCGATAAATTTAACATCAATTCCATTATCAGCACGAATCTGAAGAGAATCTCCAGTTTCAAGAATCAATTTACCAAACAAAAGATTTGCCGAATCATTTGCTGGTAATGGTAAATCTTTTACAATTTCAGTCGTCACGGCAATGCCAGCGGATGATCTTTTATGTGAGAGAGAGACTGTGCGAGTATTGCTGCCGATGTTTGCTGCTTGTGCTAAAAGAACAACACCACTATATCCAGTTGGTGCCGTATAGATTCCGACCGTATTTACACCAACAACGCTTGTGACTGTTTGATATATGTTTAAGGGTAATGGCATTTTAATTTCCTCCTAATGCTAGAATAAATGGTGTCATTGTCGCAAACAAACTCTTGGAATAGAAAGTACCAGAAATAGTTCCAGTGACTTGGTTGATCTGAACACCGTCACCAATTCGGAAGTTGCCTGCCTGATCAGTGCTTGTATAAACCACGAGTCCACCATTTCTTGCGTCGGTTTCATTTTCTTGAATTGGAACTCCACCTTGTGCGGGAAGAGCAGCATTGATATTTGTTCCAGAACCAATGTATTCAAACGAGTGACCAGAAGCTAGGACTCTACTTTGTTTAAAGAAAGGAACCGTCGTGCCAACACCAACAGCATATGGAACGTTTTCATTTAAAGTAATTGTACAAATTCCAGCGGATATTGGAGTGGAACTAATGATTGAATAATATGTTGGAAGTAATTCTGCCGTCCCTGTTGCTGTATTTATTCCAACATCAGGAGCAGAGAAAGTGACTGTTGGGACTGATGTATATCCTCTACCATTTGATACCATCTCAACATTTGAGACTGAACCATTGGAGATTTCAGGAACACCAGTTGCGGCAACACCCCAATCATTACCAGTGCTTGGATCACCAATCGTAACTGTAGGAGGATTGATATAACCAGTTCCAACACCAGTGACATTGATTCTCTTAACGGTATAATATAAGTCTTCAAAATATACAACCTGACCATCAAAGGGTCTTTGAATATCTATTGCTACCGTTCCACCACTGACATAAGTATGTGGTAAAGTTGATGTACCAACGTAGGCAGAGAAACTATTCGCGGCACCTACAGAATCAATGTTAAAAACATATCCAAAATTTCCACTTGGATATGTTACAATACCTGGACCTGATGGGCAAGTAAAACCAAGACCAGCAATCGTGACTCCCATTCCAACAGTCAGATTGTGATTTGTTGCTGTGGTAATTGTTAAAAGACCCGTCGTATTATTATAAGTTGCAGTCTGAACTCCAAGAGTCGGCGCCGTTATACTGACAACGAATTCGTCAGAATTTAAACCAGCAGAAGAAGTGACAATTCCAGTATATCTGACTGGACTTACACCATCGGCAACCAGAGCATAATTACCAAATGAGGCATTAGAGTTGGTTAGATCGCAAGCAGCACCCGATCCACAGTAAACGGCAATATCATCACAGATTGTAAACAGTGAAACCAACTGAGCATATCCACTGTTGGTGATTGAAACTCCAATACCACCCTGATTGTACTGAGTATAAGAGTCAACGACCATTGACTTTAGTGGTCCAATCGCATTATTACCATCAATTTTCATTCCGATACTATCTGGAATGAAATTAGTACAGTTCTGAACGTATGGTGACTGAGCAAAATATTTAATGTTGTTTGGGTCAAACGCAAAGATTGCCTTTCCTGGATTCAGCGTTCCAGTAAAAGACATTTCTGCGACATAGTTTCCTGGTGAAACATAAAACAAGTCCTGGTTCGCGTTACTAGGAACAACAGTGACTTCTCTTAAACTATCACCAACAACACTGATTTGTGATGGTAAAGCAATTGGATTATCTTCTACGTATGTACCAGCAGAAACTTTAATAACTGCTCCTGGGATTGTCGTAGCGATTCCGACCGCTGCTTTGATGGTCGCTTTTGCGTCACCAATTTTTCTTCCTGTATTATTGTCGTTTCCGTCTTGTGTGACATATAAAATATTTGTAACAGTTGTTCCAGCAGATACTCGAACGACTTCTGTGGCAATTCCTGTTTGAGAAAATCTATCTCTTAATGTATAAAGTTCCGCATCATACGTGTTAAGAGCCAATTCTCCAAGTTGTAGATCTGTCACTCCTGGTTTCTTTCCAGGTATAGCAGATCGCTTAATCCTAAACGGTGTTGCCATTTATTTTCATTCGGTATTTACCAGAAGAAGCAGTATGTACTGCCTTTCATTTATTTATTCAACTTGCGTTATTCCTTCTCGGGCGATAAGCAAACAAGTTCGTCGGAGGATCTGGTTTCATCCATTCTTCAATCTTATCAAATCTTTCTTCGCTATAAAAGTCTTGCTGAACATACCACAACTTCCAGTGCTCGTGTCCCTTTGACTGGTTACAATCGTGGCAGCAACAGACTACATTTTTTGTAACGTCTAATCCACCTTTTGATTGAGGAAGAATATGATCAATTGTGAGTCTGTCTTCTGATCCACAATAAGCACATTGATGACCCCATTCTTCTTTTATCTTTTGCCTCCACATTCGTTTCGCTTCTCCTGGACTTGTTGTTTGTAGATGAAACAAGTACTCTGAAGGCGAACGGAGGAGATCCATAAGCGATTGCGGTTTGAATTATTTATCAAACAACCACTGGTTCTCCTTGACCTTCTGGCAGTTTGATTTGTGGCAGTTCTTTCACTTCCCAAGAACCACCAACACCACCATCCATATTCACAACAATCTCATTAGTCGGCAGTGCTTTAGGAATCTCAACATCCACAACGGGTCCCATCAAAAACTTATTACGAGTATAAGTTCTGTTCTGTGGATCAAAAGCAACCATATTCAGAGCATCCATCTCATCTCCACAGTCTAGAATCTTTCTTCCAGTTCTCTTATCAATCACCGAAAAATACTCATCGTGATATTTGTTCATCTTCTGATTCCTTTTCTTCATTATAAGATGGTTCTGGTTTTCTGTAAAGACCTGGCCAAGTGTCACGAATAATCTCTGCGAGTTTATAAGGAGTTGTGGACGATATCATAAGTCTTGTGTAAGAGACATTAGAAAAAGGAACACTCCGAAGAGTTGGAAGATTATGAGTATGAGAAGCATAAAAAAAGGAGTTCTTATGGAACTCCCTTATTTATTTTTATAGGAGATTAAGATCCTCCCTGCGAATAAACAGGTTGCAAAATTCCTCCATCTTGGTCATCGTCATCATCGTGATTCTCAGTGAAAATAACGATAGCAGCGAATACAAAGATAACCAAGTATAGAAGGTATTGTGTGGTCACAGTGCGTTGCCCCTTGGAAGAACTTCCTCTGGGAACACAAAGTTCTCATGAGGTTGGTCTACTGGAGCCATCCAAGCACGAAGACCTTCATTCAGAAGAATGTTCTTAGTATAGAAGGTTTCAAACTCAGGATCCTCTGCTGCACGAATCTCCTGACTTACGAAATCATAAGCCCTCAAATTCAATGCTAAACCGATGATGCCGATAGAAGAAGTCCAGAGACCCATAACTGGAACAAAAAGCATAAAGAAATGAAGCCAACGCTTGTTACTAAAAGCAATACCGAAGATCTGAGACCAGAATCTGTTAGCCGTAACCATAGAATACGTCTCTTCCTCTTGAGTCGGTTCAAATGCTTTGAAAGTGTTTGCCTGATCACTATCTTCAAATAGAGTGTTTTCTACAGTAGCTCCGTGAATCGCACAGAGTAGTGCTCCTCCCAATATACCAGCAACTCCCATCATATGGAAGGGATTGAGGGTCCAGTTGTGGAAACCCTGAAGGAACAGCAGAAACCTGAAGATAGCAGCAACACCAAATGAAGGTGCGAAAAACCAACTGGATTGTCCCAGTGGATACATCAGGAATACAGAAACGAATACTGCGATGGGACCAGAGAATGCGATTGCGTTATAAGGACGAATGCCCACCAGGCGAGCAATCTCAAACTGGCGCAACATAAATCCGATCAGACTAAAGGCCCCGTGGAGTGCCACAAAAGTCCAGAGTCCCCCAAGTTGGAACCACCTGACGATATCCCCTTGAGCCTCAGGACCCCAGAGCAGAAGAAGAGAATGACCCATAGAATCTGCTGGAGTACTAACTGCCGCAGTAAGAAAGTTTGCACCCTCAAGATAGGAACTTGCCAACCCGTGAGTATACCAACTCGTAACGAAAGTTGTCCCAGTAAGCCAACCACCAAGAGCAAGGTAAGCAGTGGGAAAAAGAAGAAGTCCAGACCAGCCAACAAAAACGAAACGATCTCTCTTAAGCCAATCATCCAGGACATCGAACCACCCCCTTTGTGAAATAGGTCGTGAAAGTGTAGAAGAAGTCATAGCCTCCTTTTGTTATTTCTCATATTTATCTTAACATTTTTTAACAAAGAGGTCAATGAGTATTAGTGCTTAAATACTCAATCATTGCTTGGAGAGTGCTTACATTATCTCCAACAAGACCAAGAGCAGTGTTGCAATTATTACAAAGAACACCACGAACCTTATTTGTAGAGTGGCAGTGGTCTATACATTTCTTTGTTAGTTCTACATTACATATCTGACAGTTCTCATTCTTCATCAAGTCATTATATTGGTCCTCCGTGAGTTTAAACTTGCGTCTGGCATATTCGTGAGTTTTATAATACTGTCTGCGAACTTCTCTTTCGCAGTCCTTACATTTTGATTGAACACCAGAAGGTCTACTGCTTCTTTTAGAGAACCCATCAAGTTCTTTTATTTGTCCACATCTGCTACAAGTTTTCATTATGGTATGGAAGTTTGGTATGGAAATATTTATACATTATAGCATAAAAAAAGAGACCCGTGAGGGTCTCTAATTTTATTAACCGATTGCGGGAGCAGTAAGAGCAACTGGGGTTGCTTCTGCTGCTGCAAGGTCAAGTGGGAAGTTGTGCTTCCAGTTTGGACTATATCTTCACCATACTCTTTATGAGGTTAGGTGTCGGACGCTATTGGTGTATTACATCCCACGCTTGGGAAACCACCTAGTCTCTGAACCTTCCCTAGAAGCGTCTAGGGCTTGGCTGCTGATTGCCCGTTAGGGTTTCCAGCAATTCATCCGAAGTTTACCTTGTCTTTTCAGGCAAGGGCGCCCACAAATCGAGCGTTGCGTTCGTGCATCACCTCTAATCCGAGTCCAGCACGGTTGAGAACATCAGCCCAAGTGTTGATTACCTTGCCCTGACTATCAACGATAGACTGGTTGAAATTAAAGCCATTTAAGTTAAAGGCCATCGTAGAAACACCAAGAGCGGTGAACCAGATACCTACAACAGGCCAGGCAGCAAGGAAGAAGTGCAGCGAACGGGAGTTATTGAACGAAGCATATTGGAAAATAAGGCGTCCGAAATAACCGTGAGCAGCAACGATGTTATAAGTCTCTTCTTCTTGACCAAACTTGTAACCATAGTTCTGCGACTCAGACTCAGTGGTTTCACGAACCAGTGAGGAAGTCACAAGAGAACCGTGCATTGCACTAAACAGAGAACCACCGAAGACACCAGCAACTCCAAGCATATGGAATGGGTGCATCAGGATGTTGTGCTCTGCCTGGAACACAAGCATGTAGTTGAACGTACCAGAGATACCCAAAGGCATCGCATCAGAGAAAGAACCTTGACCGAAAGGATAGACCAGGAACACTGCGCTAGCAGCAGCAACAGGTGCGCTGTAAGCAACACAGATCCAAGGACGCATACCCAGGCGGTAGGAAAGTTCCCACTCACGACCCATGTAGGCGTAGATACCGATCAGGAAGTGGAAGACTACCAGTTGGAAAGGTCCACCGTTGTAAAGCCACTCATCTAGGGAAGCAGCTTCCCAGATGGGGTAAAAGTGTAGTCCAATAGCGTTGGACGAAGGAATCACAGCACCAGAGATGATGTTGTTTCCGTACATGAGTGAACCAGCGACAGGTTCACGGATACCATCGATATCCACAGGAGGCGCGGCAATGAAGGCGACAATGAAGCAGATAGTAGCAGCAAGCAGGCAAGGAATCATCAGGACTCCGAACCAACCGACATAAAGACGATTATCGGTTGAAGTAACCCAGTTGCAGAACTGTTCCCAAGTATTCGATTGTGATTTTTGACGTGAAAGAGTAGCAGTCATTTGTTTAAAAAAGTAGTAAGACCATCAGGGAAATGGTGGTGATACTATGCTCCCGCCACCCTCAGGCGGGATATGAGAGACGTAATTTATACACCCATAGGTCTCGGTTAGCGGGTGTGGACAATGTTAAAGAATCTTTACACTCGTTAACATTTGTTTACCTATTTATCATACTACGGTCTGGTTCTGGTGTCA